GGTGGGACGTTTGATGTGTCTATTCTGACGATTGATGATGCGGTGTTTGAGGTCAAGGCCACGGCAGGTGATACCCGCCTAGGTGGGAGCGATTTGGACGACATATTGATGAACTATTTTGCCGAGGAGTTTAAGAAGAAGACGAAGAAGGATATTACGGAGAACAAGCGGGCGATGCGCCGACTGCGTACGGCGGCGGAGAGTGCGAAGAAAACACTTTCCACGGCGTCGGTGGCGTCGGTGGAGATTGACAGCCTGTTTGAGGGGGCGGATTTCACGTCGTCCATCACGCGTGCCAAGTTTGAGAACCTGTGCGACGACGTTTTCAAGAAGACGATGGCGCCGGTGGACCAGGTGCTGGCGGATGCCAAGATGGGCAAGAGCGACATCCACGAGGTCGTGTTGGTGGGCGGTTCCACGCGCATCCCCAAGATTCAGGAGCTGTTGAAGGAGTATTTCAACGGCAAGGAGATGTGCAAGTCCATCAACCCGGACGAGTGCGTGGCGTATGGTGCGGCGGTGCAGGCGGCGGTGCTCTCGGGATGCACGGACAGCAAGATTTCGGACCTGCTCCTGTTGGATGTCTGCCCGCTGTCGCTCGGCCTGGAGACGGCGGGGGGTGTCATGACGAAGCTCATTCCCCGCAACTCCACGATTCCGGCCAAGAAGTCGCAGGTGTTTTCCACGTTTGCGGACAACCAACCGGGGGTTCTCGTGCAGGTGTTTGAGGGCGAGCGCACCTTGACGCGCGACAACACGCTGCTGGGCAAGTTCCAGTTGGACGGCATCCCGCCCATGCCTCGTGGCCAGCCCCAGATTGAGGTGGTATTTGACATTGACGCCAACGGTATTTTGAACGTCTCGGCGGCGGAGAAGTCCACGGGCAAGTCGCAGAAGATTACCATCACCAACGACAAGGGCCGTCTCAGCAAGGAGGACATTGACCGCATGGTGGCCGAGGCCGAGAAGTACAAGGAGGAGGACGAGAAGTTGGCGGCGGCCATTGAGGCCAAGGGTCAGATGGAGAACTACATGTACATGGTCAAGGGTGCCATCAAGGACCTGAAGGAGAAGATTCAGCCGGACGAGCAGACGGCGCTGGATGCCGCGTGCCGCGACATTGAGCAGGCGTGCGAGGGTTTTGCGGGCGACAAGCCCAAGGAGGATTACGAGGCTCTCAAGAAGGCCCTGGAGGACGTGTTTACGCCGATGATGGCTCGTATTCAGGCCGCGGACGGTCCGCCGCCGACGCCGCCGTCATTCAATCCCGAGAGTGACGCGACGGATAAGGATGCTGCTTCCTCCGGTACGGTGCCTCCCTCTGCCCCCGAGGAAGCGGACGATGAGCCGGTCAAGGCGACCCCGGCTCCTGCGGAATCCGAGGATCCTGCGGCTCCTGCAATTGACGAGGTAGATTAGAACCGGTGAAACCACATAAATTGTCCCTTGTAATATAATCAAGATAGTCAAGCTATGCACGATGGGCAATGATTGTACCATCAGTACCCAGGTCATTCCGAAAAAAAACTTATCCGAGCCATCTTACCGCACTGAACCCCGGGTTACGGTGGTCAAGTTTACAGATAAAAACATGTTTTATTCGGCCGAAAAATTTTCCGAAGCCCGGGTCGGATACAGTGCGAGTAGTTTGGAAAGGCGGGGCAAAGAATTACTGATGGGTCGTCTGGAAGAACAAGACCTGGACCGCGCCTTTGTACGGGAATTTTCCGAAGAATTGAAAAAAGCCAAAGTCGCCATGGACGACTGCCTTTATGACGATTTGCGGGCCAATACGGGCGAAATGTATTCCATTGTCCCGTTTTCACCCGTCACTACAGGATGACGCCCCTCCGAATTTACACCTTTGGCTACCAAAGATGTAAATATTACTGGTTTAGACCGGCTTGAACGGGATGCCGCCCACGATGCCGGCGCCGATACCGTAACCCGCACCCTGACGCGCTGCCTGGCCAATGGACGGCGCGAACACGTCCAGGATGGCGAACGAGGCCGCCGCCGACAGCGCAATGAACGTCACCTCCTCCACATTGAGGCCCTTGCCCTTGGGGACAACGAACGCCACGATGGCAATGACAATACCCAGAATGATGTATTTGATCAAGCGCTTCACAAACTCGTAGAAATCCAGCATGGCACCAAAAAATATATATTAGGGTAACAAAAAAATAGTATATAAACAACACTCTCTATCTCTTATTATATCTAAACATGACCAAGAACGACGTTGAGATGCCCACCTTGCCCAACGGGAAAAAGAATCCTAAATATGTGGACCTCCTGGATGAGGATCCCGCCATTGCCGGACAAAAATTCGTGTGCCTGTCGTTCATCTCGCCCGAGTCGGTCCTGAAAAAACGCGAGCATTATCTTTATGAGAAATTTGTTCAACAGTGGGACATGTCTAAATCCATGGAGAAGTTCACCGAGTTTCTGAATTTCATGTCTTTCAAGTACACTTTGGACGTACAAAAGGTCATGGCCGATTACCAGGAATTCGTCAAGGAAGAAGAGACCAAGTTGAAGGCCGACGCGGAGGTGGTGGAGAATGACTACAAGACCTTTCTGGATAAGAACGAGGAACGGCTCAACCAAGAGTTTAACAAGAAGCACCAGTTCCAGACCAGTGTGCGCGGGGTCAAGATCCGGGGTGTGTTTTCTACGCAGGAGGAGTCGGAGTCGCACTGCAAGAAGCTGCGCGAACGCGACCCGGCGCACGACATTTATGTGGGTCAAGTGGGGGTGTGGATGCCGTTTGAACCGGACGCCTACCGCACGGGCCGGGTGGAGTTTTTGGAGCCGGAACTCAACCGGTTGCATCAGGAAAAGACGGCCAACCAGTTCAAAGCTAAGGAAGCGTTTGACGAACGCGTGAAAGCAGCCAAGCGCAAGGCCATCGAGGACAATATAGCCAAAGCCCGTGCTTCTGGGAACAAGTTGACACAAACCTTGGACGAGCAGGGCAACCTGGTGGGAGTCAACACGATGAGTTTTGATGATCGCGAAACTGCTGATGAGGAGGGCCGTCTGGCTCACGAGAAGGCGGTTCTGGAGAACGCGTTACAGAAACAAAAAGACGACGCGCTACAGAAGGAGAAGGACGACTAATGTATTTTTGTGTCCCCTAATAATATAAAACACGGGACACAAAAACAATATAAAGATAGTAGGCAACAACCCATATAGAATGCCCAAATTGTGTGAGTATAAGAACTGTCAGAACCGCGCTTGTTACGGCAAATATTATGGTAAACCTCTGCGTTGTGGAGTACATAAGGAAGGTATGATTCATCAATACCGGATATGTATATGTGGTAAGGCAAAACCTACATTCAACAAACCCGGTGAATTAAAAGCAATTTGTTGCAAGGGATGCAAAACAGACACCATGGTGGATGTGAAAAATAAAAAATGTCAATGTGGGAAATCTCAACCAAATTTCAACGAAACCGGTGAATCAACTCCTATTTGTTGTAAGCAGTGTAAAACGGACACTATGGTAGATGTAATTAGTAAAAGATGTCAATGCGGTAAGGCGATACCTATATACAACGAACCCGGCGAATCAACTCCTATTTGTTGTTCTCAATGCAAAACGGAGACAATGATGAATATTAAAGATAAAAGGTGTCAATGTGGTAAGGCACTATCCATATACAATGAACCTGGTGAATCAACTCCTATTTGTTGTTCACACTGCAAAACGGAGACCATGGTGGATGTGAAAAGTAAAAAATGTCAATGCGGTAAAGCACTACCCTCATACAACGAACCCAGTGAATCAACTCCTATTTGTTGTTCTCAATGCAAAACAGACACCATGGTGAATGTTAAAGATAAAAGGTGTCAATGTGGCAAGGCGATACCGATATACAATAAACCTGGTGAATCAAGTGCAATTTGTTGTTCTATATGCAAAACGGATACCATGGTGAATATCAAAAATAAAAGGTGTCAATGCGGTAAGGCACGACCCAATTTTAATTTACCAGGTGAAATACAGCCAATTTGTTGTTCTATATGCAAAACGGACACCATGGTGAACGTTAAAGATAAAAGATGTCTAGGTATGGGTTGTACTATCAAAGGTAACCCAAAATACAAGAACTATTGCACAGAATGTTTCCGACGCGAATTCCCCCTGGATCCCCTCACCTTTCAGATTCGTTCCAAGACCAAGGAAATTGCCGTGCGCGATTTCATCAATTCCATCTTTGAAGGGTTCCAGCATGATCAACCGTTATATACCAGCCATTGCGATTGCACCGTGCGCAGGCGCATTGATCATCGGCGTCTCATTGGAAATACACTGTTGGTCATTGAAACCGACGAAAACCAGCACAAGGGGTACGATGCGATGGATGAACAAACCCGGTACGATGACTTGTATATGGCTTTTTCGGGGAAATGGGTGTATATTCGTTTCAATCCCGACAAATATGTCAATGACCGAGGAATCAGTAAAAATCCGGCGATAGCGACGCGTTTGACCGTGTTGAAGCAAGAGATTGAAACGCAAATACAACGCATTCAAAACGAAGAAAACTCTGAATTTGTAGAGCGAGTGTATCTGTTTTATGACGGATATGCGCTTTGAGTAAAAATAATATAAACGCATGACCCTATGATTTACATATTGCCATGCTCGCTAGTCGTCGTCTCTTTTCGTCTGTTGCTCCCAAGAAATCAGTGTCTGCGCTGTCGGTGTTCAAGGATTCCTGTTATCACAAGATTGATTTCAAAATCCACGAAGAGGCGACGGTGAATGATGCCGTGAGACGGTTTGCGGCCTTTAACATTGGCTGTCTGGCGGTGACGGATGCCCAGGACAGTGTGGTGGGCGTCATCTCGGAGCGCGATTACATCAACAAGGTGTCTGCCCTGGGGAAGGACGACAAGGCCGTGATGGTCAAGGACGTTTGCACCTATACGCCCAATTTGATTCTGGCCAAGAAGAGCGATTCGTTGGACCAGTGCATGAACAAGATGTTGGTCAAGGACATCCGTCATCTTCTCGTGTTTGATGACAACCAACGCGAGTGTCTGGGGCTGATCTCTATTAAGGACCTGGTGAAGGAGGTCATGAAGAACAAGGACGACATCATCACCCGTCTGACGGATTTCAAGATGGGCAAGGGGGCGTATTTCGGCAGCGAGTAGGTCTTAGCAACCACTGCTGCACAGGTTCAACGTCAAGAGATTCAAGGTCACGTCACCCGCTAGTGCGGTGACACTGATATAGCGGAAAGGCACGGCACCATACAGATAAATGTCCCCGGTCTTGGTCAAGTTGGTCGTGTTATACGAAGGGATGACCACGGTGCGCGATACGTTGGCGTCGGTATTGTCTACCGTATTGGTGTACGTGTAGAGGAGGGTTCCCATTGGACCCAGCGTATTGGAGCCGTAAATCTGGAACCCTTCGCCGACTTGGATGCTTCCGATGGTGAGCGTCGGGTCCGCACATTTGGTGGATTTTATCCGTTGGAAATCCCCCAAGTCTATTTGAGCATGATGCGTGGGATTGATTTCGTGGTCGTTGTTGGGGAGATCCGAAATGAACCCAATACCGTTTTCGTGGGCGGGGGTGTTGCCCGCTTTGACATACAAATTCGCCGGCAGATTGGCGAGGTCAAAGCCGTACACGACGAACGCGCATTGGTTGGGGATCCTATACACGATTTTGGTATCTTGGGGACCTCCGGCGAGTCCGCCGCTAATGTCGTGGGTAATGAACGTATTCACGTATTGGACGCAACTGCAGTCCATAGGTGTACCAGGTGGACCGGCGGGACCCGGGGGTCCGGGTGGCCCGACGGGACCCGACGGGCCCGTGGAACCGGTCACCCCCGGAATGCCTTGGGAACCATTGGAACCCGGAACACCTTGAGGACCTGTCGGGCCTGGAGTCCCTTGACCGGTGGGTCCTTGTATGCCAGCAGGGCCGGTGGGACCCGTTGGCCCTATATGCCCCACTTCGCCTGTATCTCCTTTGTACCCTCGCGGTCCACAAGGGCCCGTTGGTCCAGAAGGTCCAGGCGGTCCAGGAAATCCAGCATCACCCTTCTCACCGTGTTCCCCATCTCGTCCATCCCTTCCATCACAGCCGTCTCTGCCATCGCACCCGTCTTTGCCGTCTTCGCCGTCTTTGCCGTCTCTGCCATCGCAGCCGTTTTTGCCGTCTTCGCCATCTTTCCCATCTTTGCCATCGCGCCCGTCACAGCCGTCTTCGCCATCTCTCCCGTCGCAGCCGTCTCTGCCATCTCTCCCGTCGCAGCCGTCTTTGCCGTCTTCACCATCGTATCCATCTTTGCCGTCCTCGCCGTCCTTGCCGTCTTTGCCGTGGCGACCATCGCGACCGTCTTGACCATCTTCGCCGTCTTTACCATCTTTGCCATCGCGACCGTCGCGGCCATCCTGACCGTTTTCACCATCCTTGCCATCACGCCCGTCTTTGCCGTCGCGTCCGGGGCGTCCGTCTTTGCCTTTTTCGCCATCTTTCCCGTCTTTGCCGGGTTCGCCGTCTCGGCAACTGCGGCTGCGGGAACGTCGGCGACGGGAAGACTCGTGCCGTTCTGGACAGGTTTTACTTCGGTCATCGCACTGTCCGGGGGTCTTGCACCGTTGACCATGGGTCTTGCTCCGTTGACCCTGGGGGTTGCTTCGTTGACCCGGATAACCTCCTGGGTTGCTTCGCTCACCCGTGGGGTTGCTTCGCTGACCCGAGGGGTTGCTTCGCTCACCGGCACAATGCGTGCGGCACTCACGTGAGTGAGAATTCTCATGGTCGGAACCGTCACAATAGCCCATGACAGGTATAGGATAAACGCACAGAATGGGTTTTACCTGATTTTGCACGACTTTGCACCACTTGCACTACATATATGCAGTGACAATCCAATAAAAGTACCCATGTAATTACATGGGTACTTGTGTGATTCAATGAAACGTGATCACGACGATGTGGTCGTTCTTGATGTCAATACGGCGACAAGTGTCTTCTGTGGCGGTCAAACAGGGTGGCAATACGATGTCCTTGGTCACACGTTCACAGTCGCGAACCGTATCACATAACGGGCGATGGGAACGGAGCCGTTTTTCGCATTTACGGCACCGACAGGGTTCCCGGACGCACTCGTCTTTATGACGACGGCGACACACGTCACAATCACAGTGTGTCATGACGGCTGTATAATTTACGTCTGAATAAAGTTCAACTACCCATGTTTAAGGCCTTTGTAACCTTACCGTGTGATTCTATAGGATCAGGATTCGGGGACGTGTAATCCAAATGTTTCCGTTGTAAACTGGGCCATGTCGTCGCAATGCACAACCTGTTTTGTATGTCGTCTTCTCAGAAAACGCGGTATAAATGGATGGTAGACCGACGGTTTGACAATAGTAATGTTACCTGATGGGTCTGTGGTGTACCCGGGTCCATCCGTGTTCATCGTACCGTCGGGGTGCACTAAACGGAATTGTTTGTTGTATTTCATGACCGCGGTTTCTTTTCATAATAGTATAAAAAATCGCCGGTGCCAAAGGTGACGCGGTTCTTGACACTTCGGCTCATTTTGGCGGGGCATATGGATTCCTCCGCGGCAGCTTTCGCGATGGTATCGTATTCGCACAATACCATGCCATCCGTATTTTTCTTGACAATGGCGCATCCAGTGGACGAGGTGCGGTGATGCTTCACATCGCGTTTCAGTTTGATCCCATAGAATCCTTGTCCGGAACCTCCGCTTGACCACACCGTGTCAAAGAGCGTATAGGGGCTACTCTTCAGGTATTGTTTGAGTTTCTTAGGGTCTTGGGCCTCGTCCACGGGTTTTTTCATGACGCGTTTCCAGTCCACATAGGCTTCCCAAATATCGGCAAATAGCATGGTGCCTGCAGGAGTAAAAACGCATTTTTCAAACACGGCCGTTTCTTCGTCGGATGTGACCGGTCCTTTTTGGTACACGATGGGTTTCAACACGACTCCGAAAAATCCCAACACTACTTGGTCTTTGGTTTGCTCTGTCAAGCGACCGTAAACGAATCTGCGTTTGAGATAGTCCGTAAATCCTTGTGTGATTTCTTTCTTAGCTTCCTGGCAGTGTAACCGGTACTGTCCAACGATGTCCTTGGCTGATACTTGCACATCGGGTCGGACAATACAATGGTCTTGAATGAAGGCGTCAAAACGTTGGAGCATATCTTGGTTGTCCAAGAGGAGGGGGGTCGTGGCAGGTATCATTTCGTTGAATTCGGTCTGAGTGGATGCGTCGCATGTATGTATCTTGGATAGAGTCTCATGTCCAGATATAATGAAGTTATGGAGTTCCTTGACTTGGTGTTTACGTTCGGATATGTTGGTATTTTTGAATATTTTGTAGGTATTGTACTCGGTAAGGACACATGTAATGGCTTCTTCCTCATGTAGACAAAATACCTCGCCGTTGAACCGAAAGGGTGCAAGTTTGTCATGGACGGAATGTTCAAATGTTTTTAGGTTAATGTCTTCATCTATCTGTTTCTGAAACACCAACTTTCCTCTTGGATTAATGGATTTGTACGGCTTGATTCTATCGGCAATGCAATGGGTGATGCCTATTTTTAGAAGAGGGTGTTCTTTTTGTTGTAGATCAGTATTGAAAATATAGATGGTAGGTACTTTACGTGACAATCCTATCAGGGCATTTTCTTCTCTAATTTGTTCTAATTGTAAACGCAATTCGTTACATTCTTCCAATACGATGGTTTGCAGGAGTTCTTCCAATTTGATGAAATATTTATGGATTTCATGAGCTTTGTTGGTATTGGCTTTGATGCATAGCATCTTGAATGTTTCAATATTCAATAAGATGGACTGTCTATTTTGGCCTCCATGTCCCTCTTTCGTTTTATCCTGAATATTCGGGATCAAAAAATCCACTCCTTCCTTGTAGTACTTTTCTAATAGATACTTTGCATGATATTTTTGTTGAAAACCTAACCATTGCCATATGTTGTCCAGGTCAATCACAAAGTCATTGGTAGGATGATAATTCAAAAAACAGTACAATGATGCTACAAACAGCTGTTGTTGGTCTTCGGTGAATGTTTCTTTGATCCGGTTGATGAATCGGTTGTTATAGTCTCCTTTGAGACGAGTGATAGGATTGGTTTCTAGGAGAGCGACAAAGTTCAAGGAGGTATCCATCGCTGATATGTTATCTATAGGGTGGTCTCTTTATACCGGTTTTTAGTTTTAAAGCGAGTTTTTAAAGCGACTCGCTCGCCGTTCGACAGAGCAAAACTTGAATATTGAAACATTCAATAGAAGGGTCCGTTTATTTTGGCCTCCATATTGGTATATAAACTTGCTCCCGAATATTCGGGAGCAAGTTTACATTTTACGACTCATTTTATTTTGGCCTCCATATTGGTATATAATTCGCTTTATAAAATTATAAAGTCAAACAACTCGCTCTGCCCCCGGTTACCACTTGCTCTTTTTCACAGTGATTTCCGCCCCCTTTTTCTTGCCCATGGCGGGATTGAATTCCTCGTCCTCCTTGTCGCCTAGTTCACGCGATAAATCCCAGAATTCTTTGGCGCCCAGACGGAAATCCGGGCGATTCTGGGCCTTGTACCAGAATATTTGTTCACTGATCTTGTTGCTCTTGACGTTATTATTGAGCACCAGGCACTCGTAGTTCTCCGTGGTCTGGTCCATCACTTGGCAAAAGGACTCAAAGGTTGGGAACATGGATGCATAGTTCTCATAGATGATTTTGCGGTTTTTCAAATAGTTCTCACGTAAAATGAACACATAATCTATATTTGTCCGCAAATTGGGAGGTATACCGAGCGGGTACTGCATGGTAATGATCAAAAGTACCTTCCAGTGACGTCCATTCATGAAGAGAAGTCGCATGAGTTTGTCGCGTGACCATGAAGCGTCGTAGAGGCAATCGTCCAAGATGACAAAGGTCCGGGGGTCAATGGAGGACTTTTTGTATAGCTCAATTTCTTTGTTGACCTGTTTTAGGACGGCCCGTTGGCGACGCAGGATGTTCTCTATGAGCACCGTATTGTACTCGTCATGGATGAACAGTTTAGGCACGTGGGCGGCATAGAAACCGTTGCCGGCTTCGGTCCCGGACATCACGGTCCCGATGGGAATGTCTTGGTGATGCCACAATAGATCACGTACCAAGAATGTTTTACCCGTGTCACGACGTCCAATGAGCACAATGACCGGCCCTTTGTTCTCGTCGGGCCGAAATGTGATCCAACGCATGTCAAATTTCTTCAACTGCAGTTCATTCGCCATGGCGAAGATTTGCAAAATGGGGTACCGTGGACGTATACAATACTCCGATATTCAGCCTCGTATAATCAAGCGCAAAGCCTAGCTCGTTGAATCGTCACCATATTTGCGTACACCAAACCATCTAATTTTCATAAACGCAAGGTATAACAGGTCGGTCGGTTCATATATGTCTAAATCTATGTCCAAGACTGGGAAGGAACATCGTGCTGCTGGCGCCGCCGGCAGTCCGAATGACCATGCTCCCACCTCCCCTTACGCCTTGTATTATGCCAAACCGACACCGATTCAATTGAGCGATTTTATGTCCCCCGAACCCGTTGACGTTCCTCATCATTTAGGCGATTCTATTTCCCAATTGCAACTTTATGTGCCCCTGTATACTACCTTTTTTGAGCTCAATGCCGATAATTATCATCGTATTGGTCTAAACCACCGATACCACGCGAAAACTCAACATTCGGTGACCGATTCCCTTCAATCGCACCAAGAATGCCCCCAGGAAGTGTTTATCAAATTCTCCCCCCTCTTGGACCCGATCAAATACATGGTGGGCAAATACGCTACGAACGACCCCCGACTGAAAACCTTGCCTCAGTGGGGGTCCACGCGCGACGATTGTCACGAAAAAATCCTGAATTCGGCCAACGCCTCGTACGTGGACGCCTTTTTCTGTTACCTGTCCAGTGTGGTGAAAAACCACCATCATTTTGTTCATGCCATGGACTACTATGGGAGCTACCTGGGCATCCAACGCCGGTACAAAATGAATGTGGAAGAGGACCTGACCTACCTCACCAATTCCCCCTACTTCTTGGCCAATTTAGGCAAACTGATGGTTTTAGAAAACGCCCCCGACAACGCCGTGCCCTTTACCAACGCCTCGTCCCGGGCTGCGCGTACCAAACTGGAGATTTCTGACCAAGAATCCCCTTCACTCACCTTGGACAGCTTGGACGTGGTAGAGGTAGATATCGCGCCCCAGGAACTCTCCTCCACAAACCGGAGCGAACCGTCGGATTCTGCCGACCTGGATCTGGTCTATCACAAAGTGTCTTCGGAGGCCCTG